CCGCAGGCGGCAGCGAAGGCGGTTCCGTTGAAGGCCGAGGAACTGCAAGCCCTGGCGGCTGGCGGCGATGCGTCGGCGCTGGAGGCGATGACCAAGATCATCGCGACGTTTGAGAAGTGGAAGCGTGCGCTCGGTGAGCAACGCCAGGAACGACAAGCGTGTGCTGCGCTGGTCGGCGCGGCTGAAGCGAAGCTCGCGAACGTCGTGGAGGAGTCGCCGCCGATGGACGCGACGTTGGAGTGGCCGACGCTCAAGCTGCGTGCGGTCGAGGCGACGTGGCAGGATCTGACCGAGGCGAAAGCCGAGGCGCACGAGCGCAACTCGACGGCGATGGACCGCGTGCGCAAGCTCGGGTCGGCGCTTGAGCGTGCGGTACAGGATGGCGCGCAACTGACTATCCCTGGAACGTGATCCAGGGTGGAACCAAGGAAGAAGGACGAGACGATGAAACGCATAGACGACGACGAAAACGAAATGTTCTGGAAGTTCGCAATCGCTGGTTTGTCGGGCGCGGGGAAAACCTCGCTCGGCGTGTCGGCACCCAATCCCCTGATCTTGCTTTCCGAGCGTCAGGGAATGCCGTCCATCAAGGCGGCGGCTCGGCGGCTCGGTGTCCCGGTTCCCCCGGTTCTCCTGGTCGAGCGTGCCGACGACTACAGGCTGGCGCTGCAGGCGCTCCGTGGCGACCGCGCTCACCCGTTCGTGGTGCGCGACCTGAAAGGCGAAGTGGTTCTGCACCTCGACGTGTGGCCGGAAACGGTCGTGCTCGATTCGCTGTCGGATGCGGTGACGGTGATCATGCGCGAGATTCGCGAGCAGTCGCCGCAACGTGTCGGCAAGGACGGCTTGCCGGTGGATGCGCAGCGGTTCTGGGGCGTGCTGTCGGATCGCATGTTCAACCTGATGAAGTCGTTTCGCGATCTGCCGATGCACGTCGTATTCCTTTGCCTGCGTGACGAGCGCACGAAAGAGGACGGCGACGGCAACGTCATTGAGCGAGTCATCCAGCCCAAGCTGTCGCCCCGTTCGCTGGTCAACGATCTGTGCGCGGCGGTCAACGTCGTGGGCTACTCGTACCGAACGCTCGATAAGCAGAAGCACGTCGTCTACGGCGTGGTCCTTGAAGCTGGCGAAGGCGCGGTGACGAAACCCTGCGAGCCGCTGCGTCGGGTCGAAGTTGCCGATCTCCGGTCGTGGATCGTTCGGCTGAACGGTTTCCTCACCGGGCCGGTGCCGGAGATGCCCGTCGCTCCGAGCGAGTTGCAGTTGCCGGATGACGCTCCGGCTGACGCTCCGGCGGTTCCCGAGGTCGCGGCTTCCGGCGACGACGACGCCACGGCGGCGGCTCGGCGGCTCGGCGTTCCGGTTCCCCTGGTGCGTGCAGCGCGGCGCGGACGTGCGGCCCGAGCAACTGAAGGTGCGGCATGACCAATATGTTCAAGCCCGGAGCACAGACCGAAACCGGCGACGACACGGGGCGCAGACCTCAAGTTGAAATCCCACCTGGCAAGTATCTGATCGCGCTGGTGTGGTTTCAGCGCAAGACGGCGAAGTCGGGTTCTGAATACCTGACCTGCAAATTCGAAATCTGCGCGGGACCGCTCGCGGGCGAGGGATTCTTTACGATGGTCAGCCTCGACACCAGCAAGTCGGTGTCGTGCAAGCGGTTGGAACTGTGGATGGAGAACGTCGGACGCGACACCGAGATCGACCTCGACTCTGACAAGGACATCGCCGAGGCATTCCGAGGCAAGGCTTTCAAGGCCACGCTTCTGACCCGCCGAAACGGAACCTACGTCAACGTCGAAATCGACCGCTTCGCCTATACCCGCGACTACACCGCCGACGAGGATGCCGCCTGCGAGGAGTGGGAGGAAAATCACAAGTCTCGCGGGTGGGAAAGTCGCGACCCGACCGACCCTGGACATGAACCAGGCGATGCGGTGAAGGGCAAGCGTTCCGAACCGCAGTTCAGCCCTGGTTCGACGTTCGGTGACGACGACATTCCGTTCTGAATCGTGACTGGCGTGGTCCCGGCCAGATCCACGGGACGCCACTAAACATGCCCATCGACGAAACATGCCCAAAGACCCGCGCTGTCGGCGCGAGGCTGGCGAAGGCGCTCCACGCCTACCTATCCGGCGACCTGACCGACGCTCGGCTCATACACGGGCTGAGGCGGCTGGCGCGGGACATCGAAGGCGACGCCGTGCTCAAGGCACCTACGGCTCCGCTTGAAGCGACGCGCGAGAACGCGCTGCGCGGGCTATTCGGTTTCTGGCAGCAGAAGATGACGCTTCCCAAGGCGAAGTTCACCGCTGGTAGGCGGCGCGCTGTCCTGGCTCGGCTGGCAGAAGGATACACCGTCGGGCAGATCCGGCGCGCAATCGCGGCGTGCTCGGCGTCGGAATGGCATTGCGGTCAGAACGACCGAAAGACCGCCTACAACGACCTGACGCTGATCTGTCGCTCCGGCGAGCAGGTCGAAAAGTTTCTCGCGATGGCCGACGCGCATGGTGCGCCAGAGGCCGATGACAATCCCGAGCTTCGCAAGCTGCAGCGCGAGGCTTCGTCCGCGCTGAAAGAGGGCCGCACCGATGACTATAATCGCGCCAACGCACGCCTCGTCGCTTTTACACCTGCTTGGAGAACGGCTTGACGCTGATGGGCTGCGCCTGCTGGCGTTGCAGACCTGCCAGTATCATCGCGAGATCCTGCCGGAGCAGCTTCCGGCTCGACCGGCGGCGATCGCGCTGTCGGACGACGAGTTGATTGACGCTGCGTCCGACATGGAATCCGGCGAAAAGGTCGGCGCTGATCGTCGGCGGCAACTGACCTACTTTGGGGCGTGGCGATATGCGGTGTGGGTGGTTGAAGCGCAGAACAGCAAGAGGCTTTGCACGCTGCTCGACGCTGCGCTTACGCTCACCGACTCCGGCGATCGGGAGCAGGCCGATGCGCTTTGGAGTCACGCTGTGGAAGTGTGGCGCGTGCGGCAGTCCGAGGTTCCGACCGGCTTGGTCTGGTGGCAATTGCGCGACTGGTGTATCTGGCGGTCGCAGGCGCTTGGCGTGCTTCCGACGCATCTGCGGTCGATGCGTCGGCGTCGCGGTGGCATTCCGGTCGCGCCATCGGGACCGACTCCGGCGTGGACGGATCCCGAGCGCGAGCAAGAGGCGCTGCGATGGTGATCCACGAAGGGCGCTTGCTCGATGAATCGTGGCTGGTTGAAGTCGAGGAACGCGCTGCGATGGCGCGGGAAGGCGAAGCGGACCCGGCGATGGCGCGTGCTTACGTCCTATGCGCTGCGGTCAACGACGTTCCCAAGCTCGTGTCGTTGGTTCGTTACATGATGAACCGCGACGGCGGCGACCTCGGAAAGCTCGTGCGCGATGCCGTGCGTCAACGGCTGATGTCGTCGTCTACCGTTGCGCCGGAGGAGGTAAAGCGCGACGCGGCGTTCAACCCCGACGTGCGAGTCCACTCGATGAGCGTGTCGGTGGCTGAGTCGAGCCAGGTCGTGATCGACATTCGGCTGATCACTGGAAAGCAGATCCAATGAGCTACACGTCAATCGAATACCGACCCGGAAAGATGGATTCGGTCGACTTGTGCAAGCTGCACGAGCAGCCGTTCGCTGCGATCGACCCTGGCAAGTTCGGCGCGGCGGTGGTGCGCGGCTCCGCGTCGCCGGTCGGCTTCATGCGGCTCTACCACCTGTTCCCGCCTCCGTTGCTCGCCCTGAACGCTGATGCGCTTGACGCTGTCGGACTTTATGTGGTCGAGGCTCAGTACCTGTCGACGAACGTGATGACGTCGCTCCGGCTTGCGCGCTCGGCGGCGTCGGTCGTGGCGCATGCCGCTGGCGTGCGATCGGCTCGTGGCGAATCGACGGTGGTTCTATGGGTCGCTCCGTCAACGTGGCAGGCGGCGCTCCGGCGTCGCATGGGTAAGCTCGGCGCTGGAGTCGGTCGCGAGAACGGGAAGGCGCTGGCGATGCGCTATGCGCGGCAATCGGGCGTGGCGCATCGCTCGGCATTCATCGATGCGATCCGCCCGGTGCAAGAAGGAATGGCCGACGCGCTCGGGATATCCGAGTGGGTCGTGTCGGATCTATGGGCAAAGGTGAGCGCATGAACAAAGCATTGAAGATGACGTTGCGGCGCAGTCCGTTAGTAACGGACCCGAGGCTCGACACCGATACAGATGCCGAGGCCAAGGCAGAGCTTCCCGACGACGAATTGGAGTATGGGCTGCAGTTGCGGCTTTGCGGCGTGTGCGGTGGCGATGGCGAGTCGCTTGGCGTGCTCGGCACGCTGCATCACTTCCGGTGCAGACAATGCGGCGCGCAGTTCGCGCAGTCGGTGGACCTGCCATGAACGAGCGTCCTGGTGACGGCTGGTGGGTCGTTTACAGGCTGCACATCGCACCTGGCGAAAACGACAGCGACGGCAAGGACTTCGACGAATGGTTTTCCTCGCTTCGCAAAGCGCGAGCGCGGCGCGCCCAACTGATCGCCGAGAACCCGACCCTGGTCGATCACCGACTCGGTGCCGACTACGCCATCGACCTCGTGCGCGTCGGCAAGGTGGCAACGATGACGCTCATCTTGCAGCTACTTAATGGGCGAGGTTATATGAGCGGCGTGCAGCGGAAGCAGGTCGAATACCGACCGAAGGCGAAAACCAAGGCCGAGGAATTATGAACGCTCCAAAGAAGACCGATTGGGAAGCAGTCGAGCAGGCGATTCGTCGAAGCGTGCGCGGTCGCTCGACCCATGCGGATTCGCAATTGGTGTCGCTGGCGTACCAGCGCGAGCCTGACGTCTACACCGAACTCTCGCGGCGTGTTCGCGCTGAGGAGCAGGAGGCCCATCGGCGCTCGGGTGGCGTGCCGTGACGCCGACCCCGGTTCTGGTCGCGCTGCTGATGCGCGTTTTTTGGGGCGAGGCAAGGTGGGAGTCGGCACCGGACCACATCGCGATCGGCTCCATCCTGGTCGCCAAGTCGGAGCGGCGCGGCGTCACGTTGCAGGAGGTCGTGCGTGTTGAAATCGACAAGTGGTCGCACGCGACAGATCACCACCCGTGGCTGCTGGCGCTCGGATCCGACTGCACTCGACCGCAGGGATGGTCGGAGCGCAAGGAATGGCCGGAGGACAAGTGCCTGAAGCTCGCGGCGCGGGCGCGCATGGTGCTGCGTGGCGCAGCGCGGCACCCGTGTCCCACGGCGACCGGCTGGCGAGCGCCGCAACGTCAGAACCCGAAGGCGCTGCGTCGTGCTTTGAGAAAAGGATACCAGCGTGTCTATTGTGGACGCACGGTGAACGTGTTTTTGAGGGAACCGAAGCGATGACTCAGAACGAGCGTGAAGCGTTGTGCAGGCGGTCCATCGAAGCGATGCGCGATATCGAGTCGGTTCCGTTTTCGATGCCTGGAAAGAGCCTGCGGGCGCTTCGTCACGTCCCGGCGAAGCGGTGGCGCTTAACGGAACGCATGTCGGCGGTCGCTGCGCGGCTCGCGTCGGCGGTCAGAGGTGGACTCTGGGCATGACTTACGATCCGTGGTCGTTGCCTCGCAGGCTGGATCAGGCACGCTGGCGCGTTGCGCTCGGCGTGGCACGGCTGGTGCTGCCAAGCGATGCCAGCGTCGCGCTGCGTCACAATGGCACGCTCGACGTGGCTGTTCCGATCTCTCGGTGGGCGTGGCTCGGCGTTGGGCTGGTACACCTGATCGTGCGGGCCGACGTGCGCGACCGCGTGCGGCGTGTCGTGCGAGACCGCTGTGGGTTCGCTCCGAAGGTGGAGGTTCAATGGAAAAGTCAGACCTGAAGAACGCGATCACAAGGCTGCTGCATGACTCGGCATGTCGCGCTCGCTTCCGGGTTCCTGTCGATGAAATCGATCCGGGCGACCGAGCGGCGCTCGTAGACGAACTCGAGTCGTTTTTTCTGGGAGCCGAGGAAGCCGTCGCAGCCTATGTCGACCTCGCGTCGATGGCGGGTGAGTCGGCGGTATACGCGGCGCTCCACGGGAAGCCCGGAGTGGACAACGAGATGTTGGAGCAGGCCATCGAGTTCAACCCGGTGAAGCGATGAAGCGCGCACCCAAAGCGGCTCCGGCTCCGGCTCCGGTCGTTGACCACGACGAGCGGAAGCGTGCGGTGAATCTGTTACGCGATCAGATTCTCGACGCCCAGAAACGCCGAGTCATTGTCCCGTGTCCAGGGTGCGGATACGCGGCGGCGCTTGTTCACAGACCGAACCGATGCGGCTGCGGCTGCGAGATAGGACTCGACCTGCGGGATGGCGAAGTGGCTTGCGCACATTGCGCGTTCGTTTTCACACGTCTGAAAACGCGATTGCGGGCGGTGTGCTGGCAGCGGCGCGTGTTTCTTGGCGCTCTAAGTGTCGACAGCGTGCTAGTGTTCATTGCGCACCACGAGGCGCGGAAAGGCGAAACGAATGAAGCTGTTTAGCATCGGCGACGAGGTTGAATGTCGAATCGGCACGCATGCCGGAGTAACCGACAGTCGGTGGCACGTTGGAACGGTGGAGGGCGTCGGCCTCGCTGACTACGCCATTCGGTTGAAGAAGACCGACTGGCTGGTGGTTCACCGGCTGCGCTCGCCGCACATTCGCAGGGTGCGCGTGCGCAAGCTCGTGCAGGAACATCGAGCGCCAGATCGAGGACCGGCGCGGTCTGAAAAGTATCTCGCGTTCATTCGGGCGATGCCGTGTGCAGGCTGCGCGAATCCAGGTCCGAGTGATCCTCATCACTACGGCTCGCGAGGTGTCGGTCAGAAAGCGAGTGACTTTTCGGTGGTTCCGCTTTGCCGGAAGTGCCACGACCATTTCCACGACCACGCAGAACTGCCGAACCGGAACGTCGAGGAGACTCGCGGCGACCTGCACGGCGCTCAGGCGAAGGCGCTGATGCGCTGGATCACGGTGGGCGCATGAACGAGCGCGAGCCATCCGAGGTGAGCGGGTTCATGGACGCGGTGTTCCACGATGCCCGTCAAACGAAGCAGCGCGAACAGGACGCTGCGAAAGGCGCGGAGGACATGAACCCGGCGCGTATTGCAAGCCAGCTTGCGGTCGCGATGGCTGCGCTTGTAGCGATCCGCGATCAACGCTGTCCTGATGACTGTGATGAACCTGGGCCGTGGACCGACCATTACCACACGGAGAAGCCGGGGATCATTGCTCGCAACGCCCTGCGAGCCATCACGGGGAAGAAAGAGAAGGCTTCCTTGTGGGGCGACGGCACCGGGGGACCAGTACACAAGGCACCGTCAATGCTGTCAAAGGCGCGGAGATGAGCGTTCCATGCAAGTCCTGCCATGCGTTGATATTCTGGGCCGTCACGGTCAACGGAAAGGCGATCCCGCTCGACGCCATGCCCGACACGGCTGGCGTGATGGTGCTCCGCGCTCCCGAGGGAATGCCCGAGGACCAGGAAAGCTACGACGAGCCGATGCGGGCGCTCCACGTTTCCTCGCTCCGGGTAACACCGGAGAGCGGCGACAGATACACGTCGCACTTCGCCACATGCCCAAACGCTGCGGCTCACCGAAGGCGTCGATAACATGCTGATCCAGTATTCCAACGCCCACCCGTGCCCGGTTTGCGGCACCAGGAAAACCGCTCGATCGTCCCGGCGTCAGCCGTGCGATCCACAGAAGCCCGACGTTTGGTCGTGCCAGGGATGCGCAATAGCATTCGAAGTGCCGGTCAACGCGCTCAGGCTCAAAGAGGTTTCGTATGTCGGATGATACAAAGGACAAGCTGAAGTCACGGTCCTATGCGTCGCTCTCGGCTTACGAGCGCGGCGAGGCGCTGGCGCTGGCCGACGAGGCCATGCTGCGCTTGGTTCTGCCGAGGCGAATCACGGCGCTGCTGCGCCAGCAATACTCGATGAGCCAGAACGCTGCGAAGCGGCTGCTGGCCGAGGCTGAGGCGGCGGTGGACGAGGCGATGAGCACCGGGATCGCAAGGCGGCGGCAAGGCCATATCCGGTCGCTGGCGCGCCTGTATGAGCGAGCGTGGCTCGATGGCAAGCTGGCGGTCGGCCTCGGCGTGCTCAAGGCCATCGCAGACGTGGAAGGCTACAATCGGGCGATCAAGGTGGATGTGAGCGACGCCAGAAGCGATGCCGACATAGAATCCGATTGGGACCGCGACGCGGCGGGGCGACCGCCAGCCGAGATTCAATACTACCTGGCGCACGGCTGCTGGCCGGAGGAATCACCGACACCGACAAACGGCGCAGGAGCAGCGACCGAAGCTCCGGGGTTCGTCTTTCCTTTGACGAGGCACTGACATGACAAGTGAAAACGAACGACCAGTCATCGAGCGAGTTTCGGGGAAGCTCGCGCAGCTTGAGCGCATGGCCGACTATCGGGAATCCAAGCTGGCGAAAGGCGACTTTCCCGGCGATGGGCATTTTCTCAAAGCCGAGGCATCGGCGCTCCGGGCGGCGTGCGTCGCGCTTCGCTGGCACCTTGCCGACGTAGCTGGACTCGATCAGCCGATTCTGGCGCTGCAGGAGCTATCGGACGTCGTGCGTTCCGAGGTCGGAGAACGGGCGTCGGAAGCGATTTTCGCGGCGCTACAACGCACCGACCGCGTGCTCGCGGAGTGGGACGCCTGATGGAAGCGTTCAAGCAACCGGCTCCGACCCTGGCTCAGATTCGTGCGCTTGCGGCGAAGCTGGAAGCCGAGGACCGCCGAATCCAAGCCGCCAAGGCCAAGGTCGCCGCTGGCGCTCCCAACATGGAAATCGTCTGGGAGCGCGTGCGAACTCCGGCGACCCGGCTCATCATCGCTGGCTTGCAGCAGCACCGACACCAGGACACGCCACGCTCTCGGCGTGCCTGGAAGGCGCTTTGCAAGCGAGCGATGCGCCATAACCTGCTGCGCGTCGCGGCGGCTACAAGCGGCGCTCAGTAGCTTCTGGCGCATGGTTTGTTGACCGCTGGAAGCCGTGCATGCGAAGGTGCGTTGTCGGTAATGTGCCGACGGGAAGGCTGAATTGAAAATGCGAAGTGTACGACAAGTGATCAAGGACGACGGTTTGCAGGCCATGCTGATCGGGGCTGGCGTATCCGCCGAGGACGCGATCAGTTTTGAGTCCGACGCGCACGACCTCGGTGGTGTGGCTGAGGCATGGGACAGCGGCGCGCTGCACCCGATGGATGCGAACATGGTCGCGGCGTTCGCTCGTGTCCCGCGCTCGGTGCGCTGGTTCGCGGTTTGGAACGCCCTGGAAGGCTGCTACGGCGAAGACAAGAAGCCGGAGCAGTCGATCGTCTGCTGGCGAACGCTGTCGGATAGCGTGATCGGCTGGTCGTCGGAAATGTGGGCCAAGCGGGGCGACGTATGGCCTCCGAACTTCCCGTCGCATCCGGCGAATCCGATAGCCCACAAGCGTCACGCGCTGCGCCTGCGGGCGCTGGTGATTCCCGACTGGTCGAAACAGGCGAACTCTGCGGTCCAAGCGACCATGCTGATGCTGGAGGCGTCGGCGGTCGGATCGTGCGCGTGCGGACAGGACCACGAGACCGAGTTTGAGGTTCTGATCGCGAAGGCGATCAAGGCGACCTGCTATGTGGCGGCGTCGGAGTTTGGAATCGATGTCAGCGTGGCACCGAAGTCGAACGTCGAGCGGATGCTTTATGGCGCTTCCATGTTGAAGGTCAGCGGACTCATGTCGTCGCTTTGCCCGTGGGACTTGGCGCTCGATGCCTCGACTTTGACCGGCGCTCCGGGCGGTGAAGCGTGATCCGGCGGGCGGTGTGGTGCCTGGTCGAACTCGCGGCGTGCGCGGCGTTCCTGGTGGTTCTGGCGCTGGCTGCGACAGGCGGGTCGGCACCATGATCAATCTGTACCCAAAGCTCGATTGCGCTCGGTGCGCGGCGTCCACGATGCACCGATGCCTCGGCGCTCAGGCCACGGCGCGAGGGCGGCTCGGCTACGAGTGCTCGGTTTGCTGCTCGGTCCAAAGCGTCAAGGCACCTGTCGAGCCGCCGGTTCCGCTGGTCGAGATGGCCGAGATGGCCGAGCGCGAGGTCCAACGGCTGCGCGACAAAGGCTGGACGCAACCGGACTTCGCCAACGCGCTCAAGCAACTGGTGGGCGACGAGGACGACCCGGAGGCCGAGATCCGGCGGCTCGGCGCTGCGTTGCTCGGGCAGGAACGGGCCACCGACAACGTCAGGGCCGAGCTTGACGATGCGCTGATGGACTTGCAACAGATGGGCGTCGAGTTTGCAGATGCGACGGCGGTGATCGCAACGCTGCGGGCCGAACTGCAAAGCGAGCGAGACCGAGTCGGTCGGCTGCTAACGTCTGACCGACTCATCCGAGCGGAGTTGCGGCGGCTTACCACACCGCCGGAGCGCCGAAGGTGGGCGGGAATTTGACCAATATGCGCGAGCACAAAGGTCGCTGCACTCGGTGCCTGCTGATTTACTTGTGGTGCGGCGCTCGCGGCGTCGCTTTGGCGGTGTGCCCGAAATGCGGCGACAAGCTGCTGCGAGTCCACGCGAGGCACCTTGGCGAGCGCGTGGACGTTCAACCCAACTTCGTGATGAAGTAGCTGAAAAGGGTGGTGTCGATGGACGGTAAGCACGTCAAAGTTCTGGTGCGAGGAAACGCGATCAAGCTCGGCAACCCAGACCGGGTGCATGCGTTTCTCGGGCTGGCGGTGGAACGGCTTGGGATGCGCGAACTGACCGAGGCGCGGGTGATTGACGTGCCTCTGCAGGTCCAGGCGCTCGGCGCGGTGCCTTTCGAGGACGAAGGCGGCGTGACCGCCGAAGGATTCGGCGTTGTGCGCGTTGTGCGCGGTTCTGTGCGGCAGTTGGCGGTTTCCTGGCTCGCGGGGCTGGCCGAGGTCGCTCCGGCGCTTGTAGGGTCGGTGGTGCTGTCCACGTCGCACGTCGCCATCCACACTTGGCCTCTCCGGCGAATCGCCGTGGTGGACGCCTACTCGTGCCGGGACTTTGACGAGGAACTGCTGGCCGAACTGGCGCAGGGCTGGTTTGATGCCGATCGGGTGCTGGTGCGCGACCTGTCCTGGGCGCTTTCGTGGGACGAGCCTGAGTGACGGGCGTCAGGTCGAGCTTTGACGGCGGCAAGCCGTGGTTTGACGGCAGGTGGCGACTTGACGCTGGCAGGCTACGTTTTGACGGCGGCATCCGGCGTGATACGCTGCAGGAATGGAGCGCGACGCTACAGCCAAGGAAAAGGCCGACGAGCCGCTGGCGGTGTACCTCTGCGAGCGGTGCGGGGCTGAATCGTGCAACGCGGTCGACGCGGCTCGCGGGTACTGCGCGATCTGCGGCTGCTATGCGGCTGAGTTTAGGGGCGTGCGGGTGCCTGCTGCATGGCTGACGCGGCTGCTGGTGGCGTAGGCGGGATTGCCCCGCTCAAGGCGCTGCGGGCGCTGCGTAAGGCGCAGATCGGCGAAGCTCGGGCATCGGTGTCGGCGTTCACCGAGTTTGCGCTCACCGACGAGGCAACCGGGCGACGGATTACCAACGCTCCGTTTCACCGGGCGTGGCAGGCGCACTTCGATGCCAACAGACTCGCGGTCCTGATCGCCCCGGTCGAGCACGGCAAGACGCAGCAGATCGTGGCGCGGCTCCTTTTCGCGCTCGGGAATAACCCGGCGCTCCGAATCGGCTTGATCAGTAACACGTCGTCCCAGGCCGAAAAGGTGCTGCGCCAGGTTCGGAGTCACATCGAGCGCAACGCGGCGGTGCGTGCCGTATTCCCGAGCCTCGTACCGTCCGACCACGAAGAAGACCCGTGGCATAGTTCAGCGATCACCGTTCAACGAAAGACGCGAGCCAAGGATCCGTCGGTCCAGGCGCTCGGCGTGTTCGGTCAAGTGGTCGGTTCGCGGCTCGACATGATCGTGCTGGACGACGTGCTGGACTTTGAGAACACCAGGACCGAGGAGCAGCGAACGAAGCTGGTCGAATGGTTCGACACGTCGGTTCTCACGAGGCTCACCGACGGCGGGTGCGTTTTCTGCATCGGAACGCCGTGGCACCAGGACGATCTGCTCGGCGCGCTGGCGACGCGACCTGGCTTCAAGGCGCTGCGGTATTCGGCAGTCGCGAATCCCGACGCAGACCCGACCGACTGGAAGCCGCTATGGCCCGAGGTGTGGTCGGTGGCGCGCCTGGTCGAGCGCGCAGCGAACACTCTGGAATCGGTGTTTCAGCGCAAGTACCTCTGCCGGGTGCGGCTCGATGCGTCGGCGCGCTTCAAGCAGGTCTGGATCGACCGCATGACTCAGCTAGGAAAGGGTCTGACGTTCTACGCCGAAGCGCCAAAGGCTCAGGGCGGCGTCCGGTCGTTGCCGTGCTTCACCGGCGTCGATCTCGGCATCGGGCTCGGTGACTCCGATGCGCTGACCGTGCTGTTCACGCTTGCGCTCCGCGACGATGCGCGCCGCCTGGTGGTCAACATCGAAGCCGGTCGGTGGCAGGCTCCCGAAATCCTCGATCGGATCGTGTCGCATTATCGGCGGTACTCATCGGTGATCTATGTCGAGAGCAACGCGGCTCAGGCGTTCATCACTCAGCTTGCGAGCCAACAGGTGCCGGTCGCTGCGTTCCACACTGGTGCGAACAAGTGGGACGAGGAATGGGGCGTCGAATCCCTGGCGGTCGAGATGCGCGGCATGCAATGGGTTTTGCCATCCGGCGCAACCGGGGAAGCGGTGCCGCCAGAAGCTCGGGCTTGGATTCGCGAGATGCTGTACTACAGCCCCGGCGCTCACACGGGCGACCGCCTGATGGCATCGTGGCTGGCTCGCGAAGCACTTCGCAGATTCGCGGCTCCGAAAAGAACGCGGCTCGACTTGCAGAGTCGCTAGAATCGCAGGGCTGTCGGTGATAGGCTGCGCGCATGCGCTTCGAAATGCGACGATCTCTGGGCGCGGGTGCCGCCGCTGATGCGGACCCGAGGACGAATCCTGAACTCGTGCCCGACGTGGCGACCATGCGAATCCCGCTGTCGCTGCGCAATACCGACGCGCCGCCTCGGCGGCTGCTGATCGGCGCTGAAGGAACCGCCGCCCAGGCGATCGCGATCGAGGTGTGGACGCAGGACGAGCCCGAAGATCCCGGTGCGGCGCTCGACACTTTGCCCGAGCCTGGACAAAGCGCGGCTCGCCGGTTCTACCAGGCGACGACCGCGCCGATCGTGTTTACCGTCGGCACGCTGCGCGAGTTCACGCTGAACATGCCCGGACCTGGAATCGCGTATGTGCGCGTCACCACGGCTCCGGCTGCGGCGTCGACGCTTCTGGTCGCTGTCGCCTGATCGGAGGCGATGAGTGGCCTTGAACGTCCTGCAAGCTGGCGAAACGCTGTATCCGGCGCTCGCCTCGGTGGACCTGGCGGCTTTGTGCTGCTCGGATCGTTTTCAGCGGCTCGACAAGCTGGAGGCGTACTACCGCTGCACGCAGTATGACGACCGCAGATATACATGGGACGGCAAGCGGCGGGGAGTAGGCGGCGAATCCGACCTGGATGTCGGCTGGTACGTTCCGCTCAGGCTCCGGCGACCGACGGCGCGATACGATCTGCCACGGCTGATTGTGGACCGCTTGACGTCGATGGTTTTTGGTGCCGAACGGTTCCCTCAACTGGTAGTCGAAGGCGACGAAAACGCGCAGGACTACGTTCGGGAACTCGCCCGCGAAGCGAGGCTCAACGTCAAGATCCAAGAAGCCAGAACCAAAGGCGGCTCTCAGGGTGCGTCGTGTCTCAGCTTCGGTTTTGTGGACGGCAAGCCACGGATCTCGGTTCACAACGCGAAACACGTCACCGTGCTCCGGTGGGCCGATCGCTATCTGTACCGACCGGCAGCGGCGCTTGAAGCCTACTCGTACAAGCGAACAGTGTACGACAGCATCACGGGTCGATCACGCGAGGCGCTGGTCTACTTCGCTCGATATTGGGACGAAACCGAGGAGGTCGTGTGGGAGCCGATCAGCGAGGAGATCGCTCGCGTTCCTGGCGCATGGGCCAAGCTCCCGAGCGTGCGAGTTGAGCATGGCCTCGGGTTTTGCCCGGTGTACTGGATTCAGAACCGACCCGACGCCGATGGCGTGGACGGCGACTCTGACTACGAGGGTCAGACCGACCGCTGTGACGAGATGAACACGTTGCTGTCGGCCACCGGGAAAGGCACCGTCGCGAACGTGGATCCGACGCTGGTGATCCTCGATGACCCGCAGATGAACGGTGGCTCGGTCAGGAAAGGTTCCGACAACGCCATCTATTCGAAGGGCGGCGCTCAGTACCTAGAACTCAGAGGCGACTCGCTCAAGGCGGCGCTTCTGCTGCTGGCAGAACATAAGCAACAGGCGCTCGACACCGCCGGAGTGGTCCTCGGCGATCCTTCGATGGCGGGTAAGGCTGCGTCGGCGGCTGCGTTGCGCGTGCTCTATCTGCCGATGATCAACGAGGCCGACAGGCTGCGAGAGCAGTATGGCCACGCTCTGTGCGTGATGATGCGCGACATGCTGCGAGCGGCGAAGATGATTGGCGGGCGCGCACCGGGCGAAATCGTCATCACGCCAGATGGGCAGCGATTGCAGCGCCTCCCGGCTGTCACGCTCGATCCAAGGGTCGAGAACGACCAGATGGTGAAGCGCGTTCCGGGCAACCTGGAAGCGGTCACAATCAACTGGCCTCCGTATTTTCCGAACTCGTGGGCCGACACGAAGTCGGCGGTCGATGCGCTGGTCGCTGCGTCGGGCAGCAAGTCCATCATCTCGCGTCGCACGGCGGTCGAGAACATCGCGCCGCTGTTCGGAATCGCCGACGTCAACGAAGAACTCGAGGCGCTGGACAACGACAAGGCGACCGACATCGCGTTCGCGGCTCAGGCAATGAGGATGAGCGGAGGCGACGAAAAGGACGAGGACGAGGACGACGACAGCGAGGGCGGCGCTGGCAACGGTTCCGGGTTCAACGGAGAGCGGCAAAATGACGGCGAGGACTAGCCGATGGGCAGTCCAGATGATGCGCTCGTGGTGTCGCTCGGCAGGGCGCAGAAGCTCATCGACGCTGGCGCGAACGCCCCGTCGCTGCTCAGGATGCTGCAAGGCGCTGACGTAGACCTGAAAGCGCGGCTCAACGTCGTGGCGCAGGCGAACGGCGTGCAGTCCACGTTCGGCGGGGCGCAGGCGCAAGCGTATGGCGCGCAGATCGCTGTCGTCACCGAGTACGTCAAGTCGCGCATGGCGGGACTGACTCATCAGCACGCTGTCGCTGCGTATCAGCAATCGGCGGCGAACGCGGGCGTGCTGCTCAATCAGTTGAACGTCGGTTTCACCGGCATAGCGATCCCGCTCCGGCTGCGACAGGCGGGTCAGATGGGCGGCGCGGTGACGGCTGGATTTCAGCCTCTGCTCGCGCAGCACGCCACGTCGGTCGACCGCTATGGCGCGGCGATGATCGGTGAGTTCAGGCAGATTATGATGCGCGGCATGGCTGCAGGCGCGACGAATGGGCAGCTTGTGGACGCCCTGGTGGGCCACGGCGGGCCGAAGGGTCCAGCGGTGTCGCTGCGCGCTCGCGTCGACCCTGCGACCGGCAGGGTGGTACGGCTGAAGGAGGAGGACATTCCCGAAGGTCTGTTCGTTCGGAAGCGGTATTGGGCGAAGCGCCTCATTCGCACCGAAACGGCGCACGCTCAGAACGAAGGCGCGCTCCAAGCGATGCACGAGCAGGCGAAGGAGTTTCCCGACATGGGAAAGAAGATCCTCGCCGTCCTCGACAACCGGACGGCACCGGACTCGATGTTCGTGCATGGGCAGGTTCGCGGGCTGAACGACCTGTTCATGGATGGCGCTGGTCGGCAGTACCTCCGGCCACCGGCTCGACCCAACGACCGCGAGACGATCGTTCCCTGGCGGCTGTCGTGGGCCGACACGCCATACACGGAGCCGGTGCCACCTGAGCAGATCGCGCAGGCGCAATTGGCGCGACAACCCGCTGGACAGGCTCGACGGCTGATGGTCGAGCAGTTGACCGAGCAGGCTGAAGCGCAGCACGAGGCTGGCGCATCGGAGAAGTGGGGCAAGGTTCATTCGCTGCTGCAGACAAAGCGTTCTGAAATCGCGGCGCAGGAGGGCGCAGAGGCGATGTCAACGGCGGCGCGGCAGGCGGCGCAAGCGGCGCGAAAGTTGGCTGCGAAAGAAAAGCTAGAGAAGAAGCTCGCGGAGGTGCGCGCCAAGGCGCAGGCGCAAGAGCAAGAGAACGTGATGATCGCGTTTCGTGCCGAAGCCGTGCGGGCTGCGGATGCCGAGCGGGCGGAACGGGCTGCGGCTGCGGCGGAACGGGCTGCGGCTGCTGATCGGCGGAAAGCCTTGCGCGACGAGCACGACGAGCGCGATCGGGAGCGCGTTCGACGTGCGCGCTCGTCGATGGACAAGCGGCATAATCGCGAACTCGTCGAACGTCAGCGCATCGCGGCTGCCAGACTGGTGCAGGACGCTGGTGTGCGGCGCAGCGCCCGTGCGGCAGATGAGCGACGTGCATACATGGGACAAAATGCTCCGCATGTGGAACGGGCGCTGCGTGAGTTTGAGAGGATGCCAAAGGACGCAGAGGGTGCCGTCGTGGCGCTGCGGTACATGAAGACGATAGCGAGGTTTCATCCTCAGAGATTCGCCATGCTGTACGAAAAGGAGGTTCTAGGTTTGGCGCAGGTTCCGCGTGACTGGCGTCCCGATGCCAAGGCGATGAAGGCGCTTGCAAAGAAGCTCGGTTTTCCTGCCGCAGGAACGAAGAAGTCTCGCGTCGAAGCAGCGGCGCGAGCGCAACCCGGTCCCGCATTCATCGCGACCGGCGATCATTCGTGGGCGGCTGGCAAACTGACGATCACGGCGCGCAAGTCCACTGGTCAGGGAATGATGGGAAGCGAGTTCGTCACCGTGCGTGACGAGCAGGGCGTGGAGCGCAAGTGCGTCTGGAAGCGCCAGAGCGACGAGGCTAGTGCGGGTCGCAAAGGAATCAAGGTCGGCACCTACCACGAGCGCGAGGCTGCGACGTTCGCGGTGGACAGCCTAATGGGCGAGGGCGGCATCGTGCCTCCGACGTTCTCGGTGGTGATCGACGGCAAGCGTGGGTCGCTGCAGATGTTCGCTGCGGGATCGCAGTCCACTCAGGACACGATGTTCTATCTGCGAGACAACGCTGCCGGGATCGACCCCGACACCGATGCCTGGAGAGCGGACCCTGCGCGCAAGCGCATGCTGCTGCTGGACATCATCTCCGGCAACGACGATCGGCATCAAGGCAACGCGATGTGGAAAAGCGTCCCAGGCTCACCGGCGAGGTATTCGCCAATCGCAATCGACAACGGACTCACCTTCCCAACTGAGGAACACGGACCATGCCGGTTTCTAGTGACCCACGACACGATGTCGGAAACGCTCTACGAGGATATCTCGTCGGAGTTGCTTGGGAGGTTCACGCAGAAGCAGCTTGCTGATACGCTGCGACAGTTTCCAGGCATCACACCATCATCGGTGCGCGGCGCGCTGGCCCGCACACTTGCGTTGCGCAAGAACGCGACAGCGTTGCGGCCGATGGCCTCGCAGGTTCACCGCGTCAGAGACTGGATGAGCAAGACCCCGAGAGAGCGAGGCTTCACCAGTGAAGAAATTCGCGAGTTGAACTTGTTGAGCGGTTTGCCGGAGCACGAACCATGATCAAAAGGCTTATGTCGGGTCCGAAATCGGACAAAGAACGCTACGCGGTGGTCGAGTACGAGCTATCCGGCAGCGTGGTCACGCTGAAGGGGCTGGTGTATGGGTGGAGCGAACTCGGTGGGATTCGCAGCGTCGTGGTAGACGGCGCGGAGCGCGGCCCGGAGAGCGGTCGCATATTCTTCGACGCGCTCGACGAGCAGTTCGCCGGTCTGATGGTTTCACTGTAGTCGAGCGACGTGATACGCTCGCGGCGTGATGCGCTCGCCTACTACGTCCCCCGGAACGGCGAACCGTCGCAGATCGCGTCCCGCACCGTTCCGTTTCGTTGACTGGCGGTGCGGGCGCGTTCACTTTCGCGCTCGGTCGTGATAGACCGGTCGCATGGACAAACCAAGCGACGTCGTATTTCAGCCGTTCTCGCTCCCCGGCGACGAGGCCAAGGTGCTCGCAGATTGGAAGCGCGAACACCCGCAGGATGCCGCGTCGATGGCGCCAGGCGACCAGGACGACGGCGAAGTCGCGGCTCGCATGCACGAGCGCGCAATGGGCGAGCGCACGGAACTGATGCAGCGCGAGGGCTGGCCTCAGTCGGGCTGGCGCGACGATTTCAATCAGCCTCAAAGCTCGGCGGGCATTCGCAACGACGAAGAACAAGCCGAGCAGCGTCGTTCGATGCGCGGCGGTCTCCCAGACGCTCCCGGCGAAGCTCGGGCGATCGAAGGCAACGGAAAACCGTTCCGGGTGTAGACGTGCGAGGCGCGGCGTGACATAACGTCGGGCATGGCAAAGCTCCCATTCCCGAGTTCATCCGACAACGCTGGCGGTCCCGATCTCGGGCCGGAGCAGAATCCCGAGTTCACTCAGGGTGGCGCGCCTGGTGGTCGGTCGCTTGGCGACGATCTGCCGAGCGTGGCGGTGCCTGGTGGCATGCCGATGATTCTGACCGGCTATGTGGCGCAGAGCGACCAGGATTCGCTTCCCGCTCCCGGCTCGTCTGACGGCGCTGGCAAGGCTCCCGAAGGCAACGATCGCTAATCCTAGTAGGAGGCGACGATGAGCGCGCAGCAAGTAGAACTCGCAGGCACAATTACGGTCGGCGGCGGCGTATGCACAGACGCATGCTCCGGCGGCTCGCTGAAGCAGCAATCGCTGACGCTGCGTTGCAGCAATCAGTGGTATCCGGCGGTCGTGTCGAGCGACGTGCCGGTGCAGATCCAGACTCCGGGCGCAGTTGGCTCGGCGTGGATTGACGTTCCGGTGGTCGACGCGCTCGATCGCATCGAGTTGCTGATGGTGCGTTCAAACGCCCCGGTCCGCATTCGCTCCGGCGCTGCGGTAGCTCGCCTCGTAGGTGTCGGCGCGGCGTTCCCGATCGTGTTCGTCGGCGGCGAGATCGCGTCGTTCACAATCGACGGCGGCGCGCTCGTGTCGTGCGTGTTCACCGCTGGCGCTAAGACGGCGCAACAGACGGCGAACGCACTGAACGCTGCAGCCGCCCTGGCGGGCCTGGTGGCGCTCCCGTGGTCGGTGGACACGAGCGGTCAGCTTGCCATTTCAGGCGTCGCAACGGGCGTGCAAGGCAGCGTATCGGTCGGCGGCGCGGCCCAAGCGACGATCGGCTTCGGCGTGACGTCCACGGCGGTCGGCGCAGGAGCCGACATCGACATCGTCGGGCTGTATCTGGTCGAGTACGGTCGCGGGTCCATGCTGGCACCTCAAAGGGTGCAGATCAGCGGGACCGCGCAGATCGAAGTGTTCGCGGCAGGCACTACCGCCTGACCGCACGGCGCGGGTGTTCCGCGCTTTATCTGACAAAGGAAACAACGCCATGTCTCGCTCACTCCGCACCGTTCTCAACGAGTCGAATCCCAACAAGATTTCGGACGCCATGCGCTCTCTGCGCATCGGTGACGCGCTCGCGGTGCTTCCGCGTCGCATCGCGGCTGCGGTCGTGGCGCACGTCCTGGTGCTGCCGGAGGACGCCAAGGCGGCGGTCATTCTGCAATGCCTGGTCACGGCGGGCGGCGTCACGGGCCGCTTCACGGCGGTGTCGG